CCAAGCATATCAACAACTACGATAGGCTGGCATTTACCGGTTGTTCCTGATATAAGCTGAACAACAATTTCCTGCCCAGGTTCCAACTCTCCATAGCACATTTTTTCACATTTCAACGAAGTGCTATTCCATTTACCTCCACCCGCTTTACAAGTAGCCTCTGTGGTAAGAGCATCTACCGCTGCCTGAGTAGGAGAATCCTGGCATGCCTTGTCATATACGATCTTACCAACTGCGGTAGTATCTGGGAGTGTAATATTAGCTATCGTACCGTCAGTTCTGACAGAACCATCAGAACCGGCAGTATCTCTTTTGTCAAATTTTACTACCGCATCTCCGCTTACAACAGTTGTTACAACCAATCCTACATACTTGACCCGGCATTTAAACGGGATATTAAACCAAGCTTTGTCCCCTGTTGCCGACAAATCAAGACCTGTTAACTCAAGAGTAGCATCAGCGTACCTTGGATGCAATGCTATTCTGGGGCCTATTCCATAATGTTCCATAATATTTTTCTCCTTATAACGTTACCCGTTAAAGTAATGCCCGGGAATAGTTACCCTATCCCCGGGGGTTTCAAAACAATTGTTACGCACTTGCAATACGAATTACCTTTGACTCACCATCAGTAGCTGTATCCCAAATTGGGGCAAAAGCAAGAATACCCACCCATGCAACTGCCTTACTTCTACCAAAATCGCTTTGATAATTAGGATCGGCATACAATTGAGGAGCCTCAGCTTCTACCCTTCCAATAGCTTCGTCCCCAAACACTATAGCCTGGCCTAAGACAGTACAAGTAGCAGAGGCATTGTTGGAAAGAGCAGCCTCTCTATTAACTTCAACACATCGGATATTTTCAGCTTTCCCGGTTTCACCCTTAAAAAACAAATCCCCTTTTTGCAAATACATATGAACTTGCTGCCAGAGTGTATCCTGTTTTAACCCCCTGAGAGTTTTCCGACATGACACCATAATAAAATCTTCACCTTCAAAAGGAGGGCAATGAATGTCCCCAGCTAAATAATCCGCCAATACGCCCATATGATCAAAGGTAATATTGGCAAGAGCAGTTGTACTGGGAGTTCCATCAACATCAAAAGTCCCGCCGGTTAAAGAAGTAGGGATGAAGCAGATTTTAACATCTGTATGTTTCATCGCTGTAGCAACCGCAGTATCCATCGCCCTATCCATCTGGCGAGTAAGAGCTTTCTGCAATTCACTTGCTGTGTCAAATTTGCTCAACTGCTGGGTTAAATTAGTATATTCAACTCCACGTCCCCACTCGACAACTTTGATCTGCCGATTTCCCCATTGAAGTTTGTCAATGGGAATTCTTGTATCCTCATCCAATTGAGCATTGGTAGGATCGGGAAGTTCCTTAATGTGCATAATATTTACGTATTCTCCTTTTCCCTTGCCAAATCCAATCGGAGTAGTAAAGGGAAGGAGTTTGTTCCTGGCAACAGACTGATGCAATAATTTGTTGGATATAAAATTATTTTTATGAACGCCCACATCTGCATCATATGTCCAATTATGTTCAGACATTATTTTCTCCTTTCAGTAATCCAAAAATTGTTAGCTATTACAATTTTCGTTTTGTTTTTTCTATTAGCTCTCCCAGAGTGGTAACTTTATCTTCTTCTTCTTTTTCCACAATTCTCCCACTACTGCCTTTTTCCAGGATAGCATTCTCTTTTGTTTTTTCTTTTGCCTTACGGGAAGACTCTTTATATTTTTCCACTTCATCGCCAACAAGACCCGTTTTGATTTCTTTGACTCTGGAGATTGTCCAGTTTATCTGATCTTCTATCTTTCCTTGGGGAGCATAATGAGAAAACCCCCAAAACATTTCAGAATCAACCGAACCTTCCTTCATGTCAAGGCCTTCTTTCTGGGCAGCAGCTTCCGCATCTTTAAAGATACCCTCCTTTTCTTTCTCTTCTTCTACCTGTTTTTTTTGTTTTTCCTGAAGGTTTTCTTCAAATTCTTTGAACTTGTCGGCAAGAGCAGAATCCCACAATTTAGCATATTTATCATTGTAATCTTCGTCATCAATATCGAGAGACTCCACATCTTGAATAAGTTGTTTCATGCGGAGTTCTTTTGAAGAGACTTTTTTCTTCCCAGGAACTTTTTCTTCGGAAGACTTTTCTTTCTGCCCCATTAAATCAATTAATTCGCCAATCTGCTTTTCAAGATCGACAATTTTTTTACTTGAGACGGCAGCATCTTCCTTAGCTTCGTGCATTGCACGAGTAGCTTCTTTTGCTCCCTTTTCGGCCTCTTCGTGGGATTTATATTTAAACTCTTTTTCTTCAGAAGCTTTTTCTTTTTCCAATTCTTCTTCTGTTTCTTTTCCGTCAAGTTCTTTATCTTTTTCCTCTTCTTTTTCCTCTTCAGCAGGATCGAAAAAAGTTTCTTCAGTCTCTTTTATTAAAGGCGACAGAGAATCTATAGCCTTTTCTTGTTCTTTCTTTTCCGATGTATCTGCTTTTTTGTTTTCTGGCACAACTACCTCCTCCAGCGTGTCCCTTTCGGGGGCTATAGATTGTTTAACTTGTCTCATCCGGCGTGTCCCTTTCGGGGGCGCTGTTTTGTGGTTCCGGTAAATCTAAACCATTAATTTGTGCTTCAGATATTACTTTTCCAATATTAATTTTATATTTTATAACACTCAAGGCTTCCATCAATGCCGAACATCTGCCATCGTTTTTTATAAGTTCATTAATCCTTATTTCAATCATTTTAATAATTTCTTGAACAACTTGTCCACCATCACCGGTAAGATCATTTATAAGTTCCTGGTAATTTTCCAAAGTTTTTTCTCGTATTTTTTTACTCATTGCTTCCCTGGAAAATTGTCCTATTGGTTTTCCGGATACAATACCGGTAGGTACTCCAGAGCCTAGTGCCATGCTATTCCTCCTTTTTACCAGTTTCAACTAAACGGTTACTATTTTCGGCTATCTGACTCATAATTTTTTGATAATTGGCTTCTGTTTTTAACCTGTTTGAAACCACTTTTTCAGCAGCTACTTTTGCTTGAGTGGCTGCTTTCATTTTTAGACTTTCCATCTCTTGTTCAAGTTTTTCTATTTCAGTATATATCTTTTCTACTTTGGCGCCGGATTCTGCTTTCCCTTCTCTGGTATCAAGAATTTCCAGCCCAATTTTTTCCATTTCAAGTTCAAGTTTTTGCTTCTCGACCCCAAGTTTTTCCATTTCCACCTGAGATTTTTGCAATTCTAATGTTTCCTGGGACTCTATCATCTCCTTCTGCTGGGCAAACATTGCTTGCTCTTGTTTTTTCTGATTTTCTTTAATTATTTGTGCTTCATTTTCTTCTACTATAACGCCTTCATCTTTTAAATTGGCTCTTGCTTCAATGGATTTGAGAACATTATAAGGAAGTATATACGGCGCAAATACCGTGCCTTCTTGAGTCAATGGCAATATCAATTCTTTCAGCGCCGTTAACGTATCATTATCTTTTATCAAAGCGGTAATTCCGCTAACATGAAAAGATCCATCAAGCATGGGGAGTTTAACTCCCGTATCACTTTCTTCATCCAAAAATGTAGCGATAATTTCTCTGGGGAAAACTTCTTCCAATTCGTCAACCCCGATATTCATTTCTACGCTTTCCGCCCCAGCTTCTACTGCCAATATTGCCCCATCTTCAATATTCTGAGCTATATTGGAAAATACATCGAGTCCTTCGGATAAATTCTGGGCTGCCATTTTATAAGGCATATCTTTTCTGTACCCCGGAAGTCCTTGTACAGCATCTGTCACAAATGTCCCCCGTTGAAAGTTTTGATCGCAAAATTGAAGATTAGCCAAAACATCAGTAGTAGTGCTTCTTCTGTCTATCGTTCTTACCGATTGATTTCCATTTATTGTTCCTCGTGTTATAAATGGCTTGCCCGGGAAAATATCTATATCGTCTGTATTTATAAACCCAGAAATATCCATTTCTATCATAGGATTAACAATCCAATTGAGATTATCGTTGTGTAGCCCAAGCAAGGAACACATAAAATACCAAAGAGTTCTAACTCCCTGGAGTAATCCTCTCCCTTCATATCTAAGAAAGTGTGGAAAGGGGCTGAATGAAATCCCCGGCCATTTACGTCTGATATATGGAGATTTTTTGGGAGGAGATATGATATTTCTTCCGGCTATGGTATAGGTATGATTAGGAAGAAGCATGTTCCCGCCCTTATCTAATATTTGCCCCCAAAATTCATTCGTCAAAACCATTTTTCGATAATGAGAACGATTCCATACCATATCTTTGCGTTTATATAATCTATGACGATCTAAGTATTCATTGTCTTTACTTTGATCGGAAGTCTGATCCTTGACACGTTCGACATCAACATATATTCCCTCTTTTTCTTTTCGTGCAAGATCATGGTAATCAAGATATTCCTGATGTATCCAATACATTCCTGACTGTGGATGCCTGGAAATAGCATCGGGATCACGGTGAATTTTCCATGGTTCAACTAAAAGATAGTCAAGGCCATTCCCGTTTCTCCATACCGGGATCATTTCAAGAGATTGTCCAATTGCCAAAGCCATACCTGTGGCATCGGTAAAACGAATTGGGAAATTAGCATGTTTTGTGTTGAACTGATGTTTCATAAGCCTTTCCCAAACTTCTGCGTTTTCTTTTTTCTTCTCATTCTCAATAGAAAAAAACTCTGTTGAAAATGCTTTGCGAACCTTGGCAAGAGCAAATTGAATAGCGCCAAAAGGTTTGGGAACAATAACTTTGGATTGCCAATCCTCTTTAGCGGCATAATTGGAAGGTTCTTCTTCATTATATACGCTAAAACATTCCTCCTGGATTTCCCGAATTGGTTTAGATGCCTTTACAGACGTACCTATGCAGTCATAACAATAGTCAACATAATGTCTCTCGTCTTCCCCAAAATATTTTTCAGCAGCTTCTTCCCGTTCTTTTTTCTCTTGTTCATCCATAGGAGAAACCTGGGTTTCTTTCCTAAGCTGCTGTATCTTTCTCGCAATTTCTTTAAACGGATTATCAACAAAACCCATGCTTTATCTTTCCCCCCGCCTTGCTCTTTTTGGCAACCCCTTTAATTTAGTCCTGGCAAAATCTCTGATATCGCTCAATCTCATAGTCTTGGCAACCTTAGTGGCTTTAGGAGAAGATTTAGGAGACAAATTTCCATTCTTAATTGCATCCATTAACCCAAAAAATCTTTGTTGAGCTTGACTTTTTGCCGGCATTTCAGTCCTCCCATTTTATCTGGCTATAATTATCTGTATATTTTTTACTTGATGTTGTTATCCCCGAATTCCTGAATTGATCTGGTAATTCCCCATTCCAACCATCGGAATGTCGAAATATTTGTTGAGTCTTCATGTTGCAAAATACATCTCGGGTAATTTTATTATGGCCTGCATCTTTCCCCATATATTCTTTCATGGGCCACCAAGCTTTATATCCCGCTTGTTCTAATTCCTGCATTCGTCACATTCCTACCTGAATGACTATAACTATTAATTCGTTTTTTAATTTTTTGACTAATTTGTTTATATTTATTGGCATTTATTTTGTTACCACTTACAGGGAGCAAAACATTCACAACATTAGCCCAGGCATCACATATATGAGATGAATTGTTTTTTTGAGGGACATTGCCCATTGTATTCCCGGAATTGTCGGTTTTATAATGCCAGTCACCTTCCAGCCCTCTGCGCAATAGTCTGTCCGCTTTATTAACAACAAAAGATGGTTTTCCCTGTATATTCATTCCGAATGCATGTTTAACTCCAAGCTTCATATGTTCCCATCTACGTGGGCCGGGTTCAAAAATAGTACCAAAAGCATCTTCAATAGCTTTGGCAGCCGATACCTGTCTGTTACTCTGATCGGGAATACGCATTGAAAAATCACCAATATCACGCCATGACTTACACTTCCCTTTCCAGGCAGGAGAATTCAAAAGAGGAGTTACTTTGCTGTTTATTAATGTTCTAACATCAGAGTTTTCTACCTTTAATGTCTTTATAAACACAAGTCTACCGGAATGAGTTATTTGTCCAATAACAACCGAACTATCCTGCCAGCCATCCCAACCCCTGAATCCCTCTAATCCAAGAGCAGGAACAAGAAAATTTTCGGACAAATAGGTTCCATTAAATTCCGGGACTACCTTGCTTCCTGAATATACAGGAGCAAATTCTCCACTAACATATCGAGCATATCCGGCTTTATCATATTTATAGGCTACCTTAGCCGCCTGCCTTGTAATTTCTCCTGAAGTGGAATTTTCACCATAAGGAACACGGAATACAGATTTAGTAATTTCAGGAAAAGCCGGATCAATATCCGGAGTCTCGATTAATCTTCGATATGTCCAGTGGGCTTCATCTGCCGGATTCATGGTAATTTGCAATCTTGCTATATT